TGAACCAGAACCAACCGACTGGAAGGTGACGAACTCGCCACTCTCTGAGTCGGTGATCTTCCATGTGATGCGCAGGGTGACGAGTGCCTGCTTGCCGCTAGGGGTTAGCCCTGAGTCGGTGACCTCAATGTTCTCTGGGATCATGGTCAAGCCACGCTCAGCAAACTCATTGCGGATCTTGTCGGCTACTGCTGCAGCCTGAACATACTTGTATCCCTGAGAAGCATTCGTCCCCGTCTTCTCAATGTATCCGACAGCCTTAAGGATGGCGGACAGTTTCGTGTGAATAGACTTCATTGGTTCCTCCATTTATTATTATTAACTAATACTATTCCTACCTCAGTATTCCAGTTAACCTCTTTGATTATAACATGGACTACACCGATTTCCAGTCTAGCCAATGTTAAGAATGCTTTAGGTGACAGGTCTACTGCGCGGTTGCCCCTTCCCTGAAGGGCGGCTTCCGCACCAAGGCAGTAGTCTCGGACGACTACAACTACACAACGGGTAGTGTCGTCTCGCCTACATACTTGGATCTTGTATGGCTTATCTCCCCACCTCCATGTCCCTACCGCTGCGTACCATACCTTCTCTCCCTTGCTGTAGGGGTTGCAGGTATTCCGATAGCCGCCGTAGCAATACTTCTGACTCTTCGGATTTGTATTGCCGTACCACGTTGCCGTCCCCTCTGTTCTCACACCGTGTGGTGTGAGCAGCAAGAAGGCGGACAAGAGCAGCGCGATCATCCACGACACACTGTCTTGAACCTGCAGTATGAGCAGGGGTATCGGGTGCTTACCGTCTTGCCATCAGGGATGGGAAGTTGTGGCGGCATACGATCCTGATCCCTGAACTGCCGTGCTACCTTCAGCGTACGCCACGCACGGTCACGCTCCTCTTCGCTGACGATGTACTCCCTGAAGGAGAAGTCGTCGGCGTTGACGTAAATGACACGGGCTGGACGGGTGATGCCGTCTCCATCTTCTAGGGCAATGGCATAGAGCGCCGCTTGAGTGGCGTGCTCTGGCTTGGCTGAATCTTTCAGCCACTTAAATGCTGTCGCCTTAGTAGACTTGAACTCCCATACTTCTTGCTTGCCGTCTTTCCAAGTGACTACTGCGTCAATGTTTCCCGCAAAGTCATAGTACGGCATAGCCACTGGAACTTCCGTCTCGTATCCAAGGATGTCTGGCGCATCTGCAAAGACACTACTGATCCACTCGGACACGGCATGACCGCGCTCAAAGATACGCAATGTCTTCTGGTCAAAGGGTTCCCCCTTCACGCCAGTGCTGTCGTACCAGTGCGCCCTGAGGCAGCCCCCCATAAGGGAGCCACGCCAGAACGCCTTGGACGGACGACCAACCTTAGACTTCTCTGCGAGCACAGCGTCAAACTGTTCGCCTGCTGTACGCATGTTTCCTCCTACTGTTCTCCGCTGGTGAATGAGGTGGTCGCCTTGCGGAAGACCAACTGCAGGTCACCAATCGGACCGTTGCGATGCTTCGCTACCTTGACATTCACATTGTCGTAGAACTCATCGCCTTGTTCCTTGGGTCGCCAGAGCATGATCACCACGTCGGCATCCTGCTCAATACTACCACTATCTCGTAGGTCAGCGAGGCGTGGCTCGCCGCTGTCACGATACTCAGAGTTGCGAGAGAGTTGCGACAAGGCAATGACTGGGACGTTGAGTTCCCGTGCGATCTGCTTGAGACTGCGGCTGATCTCCGATGTCTCCATCACACGGTTGGCATCCTTCTGCTGGCGGATAGCCGACAGCAACTGGATGTAGTCAATGACCACCATGTCTAGCCCTTGCTCCTGCTTGAGCCGACGGCAACGGCTGCGAATCTCAAGCGGGGTCAGCGCAGACGAGTCGTCCACGTAGATCTTCGCACGAGCAATCGCGTCCGATGCCACGGTAAGTTTCTCTTCCTCCGCCTGGGTAAGCGTACCCGCACGGATCTTACTGATGTCTACGTGCGCTGCATCTGCAAGGATGCGTGTGCCGATCTGCTCGCTTGACATCTCAAGAGAGAAGATGGCAACCGACTTGCCCTGCCGTACTGCAGCGTTGGTTGCGAGGTTGACAGCCAGTGCCGTCTTACCTACCGATGGGCGAGCCGCGACGATGACGAGGTCTGACTTGCCCCATCCGCCGATCAACTTGTCCATTGGGATGATGCCCGACTTGATGGTGTCGTTCTCGCCAGCCTTCGCCTTGTCATAGTGATCCCACGACAAGCCAATGACATGCGACAGATCCAAGAACGTAGAGTTGGTACGGGTACGGGCAAGGCGGTACATCTCTGCCTGCGCCTTGTCTACTGCCTCGTCAGAGGACAGCCCCTGATACCCGATCTCTGCGATCTTTCCTGCCGCCTCAATGAGACGACGGCTTACTGCCGACTCCTCAATGAGGGCAGCGTATGATTCCCAGTTGGCTGATGTCGGGGTGTCCCGCACCAGATCACCAAGCACCGTGCTGCCACCGATGGTAAGGATCTTGTTGCCTAGTTCATCGGCAACAGTAACCGTATCAACGGCACGTCGCTGCTTCACTAGTGATTCCATTGACTCAAAGATTGAGCGATAGCCGTAGTCGTAGAAGTCTTCGCTGCTAAGCACCGACATAACTGGTACTACTACGCTATCGTCAATGAGCATTGAGCCAAGCACGGCACGCTCTGCTGCCGTGTTGTTAGGCTTTACACTTACTGTCAAAGATCTTACCTCCATACTCTGCTTCCTCCTCGGTAGACCATCTGACCCCCTCGGCTTCATAGTTGTAGGTAAACCATCCCCATGTCTTGCAGTTGTCGCAGTACACTGCGGCGCAGCAGCCGTCATCCCAGATAATCTCTGGATCGTTATGCCCAAGTTCCCGAACACCATTGATGTTATCGGCTACGAACTCGGCTAACTCTGGGGTAACGTAATGAGGGAACGACTTAATCTTTAGTTGTTCATTAACTATCTTACGTCTTTTATCTTTAACCTTAGTATCGGTAGTGTTAAATAATCTTAACGTTGTCTGATAAGAATCTAAGGTAAGACTACATCGGCAGTCCTTCGTCCCGTTCCCGTGCAGCCTGCACATCTCCGACTGGACTGCGTAGTCCTCCGCTTGTCTCGCTAGTTCCATCTTCAGTTGCTTCCTGAGTTTCATCGGTCTCCTCACTACCTAGGTCTGATACATAGGTTCCATCCAGCCAGTCCCACTCAATGAGTTCCATGACTTGGTTGTCATAAACAAACTGATCGTACCAGTTCTCTTCAGCGATGTCAATCAACAACTTGCGTGCTGACTTCTCTACGATCTCATTGTCTTCGTCTGCTTCTTTGACAAGGATCGTAATCATTACTGGAATCGTTACTGATTTAACTAAAGCACTCATCTTATAACCTCACTTGGAATGCGGTGATCAAGGCGGAGGCAATGAGTGCCCCCGCCAAGAACCCTGCAACAAACATCATGTCGTTGTCAGTTCTCAATCTGCTCCTCAATCTCCATCCCGACATAGGGATTCTCTGGTGGGCTGATAAGGTCAAAGACCCTATCGGTCATCATGAGGGCGATAGGTGATGCCTCCACCTTCTCGCCATTGTCAAAGACCCGCACGATTACCGCGCAGTCCTCGCCCCACATCGTGCATCGCATGAGCGCGACGTTGTTCTCCTTGTTAAAGAGAGACTGGAATGTTGCGATCTCTTCTTGTGTAATCTTCTGCATCAATCCTCCTTAGGTGTGTAGTCTACAAGACTATGGTCAGAACCGCAAGCGCACTTATCGGTATTGCTTGATAGGGTCTCCTCAATGATGTCGGTCTTTGCTGGTTCTCGTACACCATAGACCTGATTGGTAATGAAGACGATAGCATCGTTCACATCGCTGAGGTCGGTGTTATCTACCGAATCATACAACTCATTGACCAGACGTGCAAGTTCGGTGATCGCCACGACCGTACCGCCATTGCGTTCTTGGAACTCGTTGACTGCCTCTTCTCCAATGGTCTGCCATAGATCCCAGTTCATGTCCATCAAGTCATCAGCATCTAGCGACCCGACCTTGTCGGATACAGCCTCCTCAAGCATTGACTCACAACTGGTGCAGTTCCAAGCGTCGTGGTCATGATTCTCATCAGCCTCTTCGCGAATGGTCTGGCAGTCACGGCACTCATCTGCGTCATGCTCATGCTCATCAAGGTTACGAATGTCATTGATGAGGTCGTCTACCTGTACGGAAATGTCGGTTGCGCTCTTGATAAGATCATTCTGATTAGACATAGTCCACTTCCTCTCCGTTCCTAAGGAACGCTACAATCTGGTGAAGCGGGAGCGTCACCTGCTTAAAGAATTTCTCCGAATACTTTGTCTCTCCGTCAAAGAAGAACTGCTGCTCTGCCAGTGATGCAATCCGTAACGCGTCCGTAACGACACGGTCAATCGCATCTATGTCTCTAGCCCAGTTTAGTCGCTTGATGTGCTCGTCTTTCATCTTACTCATCGTATCCATCCTTACCTTCTGCTTCTGCCGTGTCGTAGCAGTCCTCGCAATAGCCATTGCCGTTGCCTTTGTTGACACGTTCACACCACCCCTCGTCTATTGCATCATCGCACTGGTCGCACGTGATGCCATGCGGGTTGTCCGCATCCCAACTGTAGATTGCGTAGAGTCCATCCCCTGCCTCGTGCCATAGGGTTTGATGCGTACTAAGGCTTAGCGGATTACCCACTACACCGTAGTGCTCAAACGCACAGGCATTGCAGAAGAACTCTGGGTCTTCGCTTTGATACCCAATAGGGATGTGCTCAGCCATACACCAACTCCCCAAATACTGCGTACTGAATGATGACCTCACCACCAGTAGCGTCCATGTCTACCTCACCATCACGTGCTTGGTAGAGGTGCGGATGATTGGCGAATGCCAATGCAAAGCCGCGCTCAATGTCAGCCCTACGAATAGGAACCCATGTGTTAGGGTCGCGAGTCGGCTCACCCTGATCCTCATCTTCCTTAACATACACGTACACAAAGTCATCGGGGAGATCGGCAAGTTTGCCGTACTCCTCCGTACCAAACGGTGCGTCATTGTTTACGTACCACGTGCTCCACTTGTATCCCTTGCACTCACCCCAGTAGTTGATGCCACCCTCAATGGCGCAGTGCAGAATGTCTACCAAATCCTTAGGCTCTAGTTGCACTTGCAAGATCTTCACGTACTGCCTCCTTAAAGTCTGCGATCGCCGTCTCCTTGTCTACCAAGAAGTACGCCGTCTGCTTACGATACCCATTCACCATAGCAGAGCACACGATTGCGCCGCTACCCTGCACGGTGTATGTGCTTACCTCAATCTCCTCGGCTGTCGTATCCACTTGGTCTACCTCCTACTGTCTCTCGTACAATGAACAGGTCTGGCTCCATGTCTAGGTTGTACACCTCGTACTGGTATCGCAGTTCCTTAAACTCTTCTAGCCAACCCTCAATAGTATGCGTAATGTATGTGTAATCAAACACATCGTATGTGCACGAGGTACTCTCTACCTCAATCCAGTAGCGTTCCTTGTGCGTAATCTGATGCGGACCAGTACCTTTGTCTGCCCTTTCACCGTTGATGTCAAAGCCCTGATCATAGAGCCATTCGTTCAGCGCCTTCACTGCATCAGGCATCCAGTTGTTCATGCTTGCAGTACCTACATTGTCAATCGTAATGTATACCCTAGCGTGGGCGCTCATAGGCTCCTCCTTCGTCAATGAAGATCAGCCGACCTCCATCGTTCATCTCATCGTCCATTGATACTGCTACCCAACGATAGCGGATAGTCTGCGCGGCATCATCCCTAAACTCAAACTTGAGTAGAGGGAATCCGTCTGCGGATACATTGCCACCTACCACCCTGCCGTTGTATAGGGGGCGGATCATCTCGTCAAGTATGTACTTGCGATGTGCTCTCTCTTCCTCATCCATGCGGAACCTCCTTGACTGGGTCTGGTACAGAGCCAAGATACCAACGATCTCGGAACTCTGCGGGTACTGCTGCTCGGATAAACTTGTCACGCTGGAACATACCATTCGTTGCAGCAAGATGCTTGCTCAACGCTTGTACAAACTTCCAATGATGGAAGTCTAGAAGTTCACGCTCATACAGCGTGTACTTGTGCTCCTCACCTTCGTACTTGAGGTACTCCCAATGCGCGATGCACTGGTCGGCGATCCATTGGAAGTCTCGCCTTGTAAACTGCGGTGTCTTGCGATCACGCATTAGCGACCACCTTTCTCTAGTTGGAATCGGGCAAGGAACCTAGTGTTCGTTGCATCATCCAATCCCATTAGTGCTTGGGCAGTATGTTCCTTCAGGGTAGACGGGCTGCCTTCATCCCGTACCCACTCGTGCCACCCACTATTGTGAGCGAGCGACTCGTTATCCTCAAGCCACTTGCGTACATCGCGCTTGTACTTGACGATGCGATACCACGCTAGGTGTAGTCTGCGCCATTGGTCGTACACTAAAGCACCTCTTCCTTATCCTGCTGTCGGGCATAATCATCCATACCCTCAACCTCATACTTGTATGCGTGCCCTACTGCATTACTCATAGCATCCCAAAGGTAATCATCTTCGTGCGTATCTTGTGCAACTTGCACAAGATCTACCATCGGATGGAACTCAAACGCGGGGTCGGTCATACTATCTGCGAACTGGTATGTGATGGCATTGCGCACATCATCAGGAGTGTACGCAATCACTACGCACCCCGCCGCTCGCATTTCTGCGACATACTTATCAAACTTCTTCATCTTGCGCTCATACTTACTCGGCATTGTATCCACCCTTATCGCTCCAATGTGCGCCCGCATTCTCTTCGTGGCGGGTTTCACGATAGTACATCTGTCGGTCTTCGGCAACTGCCTTGTATGCAAGGTCAATCACTTCACCCATAGAAACATTACGCTTGAGCGTGTACCTCTTGAGGTCATCGTACAACTCGCCGTTATACTTGCAAGTGCCGCACGCCCAATCGGTACTTACATAGCACTGCTCGTGGCACATACAATCGTATGGGTCACAGCAGTTCTGGCGAGCGATCTGCTCGCTCACATACGCTATCGCCTTCATCGTGGCGTTGTATACGATCCGATTACTTGCCATAGTGAACACCTCCTACCTCTACTCCATTCATCCGTAGCAGAAAGACTGCCGTGTGGACGAGGAAGTATACGATTGAGAGCGTAAAGAACCATCGGATAACTAGGTCAGACATAGGTTTCCTCCAAGCAAGCGAGCCGCTCAACGCAGCGGTCTTCCTTGCACGAATACGCATAGCAGTTGAGGGTGCTAGGCTTACCCTTCCAGCGTGCGACAACGAGGAAGTCTTGGTCGTTATGCACGACCTTGAGGTCAATCTCTTCGCCCTCCTCGTTCCACCCGCTATGCTCCTTGAGGTCTTCCACCGCCTCGTGTGCGCTAGTGTAGATCTCTTCCCATTCGGGCATACACGCGGGGAAACTAATCTCCGCGTGATAGTGCTCAATGACTTGCATAGTACTCCTTGTTCAGTTGCATAAGGGCGAGATACTCCTGCCTACGCTTCTCCCTCGCCCATTGGAGGATGCGCTTCGGCGTGAACCTTACACCTTGTGCTTGGAAGTATGCGTGGTAGTGCTCGTAGCACAGGTGCTTACCACGCACCTTGCGGAAGACTCCACTCCCGCAGAAGAGTTCACTCGTCCTCGCTTGACACATCATTGCTCACCCTAGCGATCGGATCCCACGAGCCATGGAACTCAATCTCCCAAGCGCCATAGGCTCTACCGCACCAACGGCAGAAGCACGGGAGATCCCCAATCGTAATCGGAAGTTCCCCGTTCTCTGCGTACACATAGATGCGCTTATCGCAACGCCCGCACTCAATAACGACGCACGCGTCGCCGCCTCCGTCTTCCCT